GCATCAGTCACTTAAACCGTACGCGTCCCGGGCGGCACTGTTCGCAGATAAGAAGTTCGTTGACTCGAACAAGGCAACTGCGAACGACCGTAAACGCTACAAGGAACGGTTCGCCATAACTCCTGATAGCGTTTGGCAATAAAATATGCTACAATAACGGTACAGATTGTTGGGGGAAACCTGACAACAACATTTACCAACTTCTTCTCTGACCCGTAATGGATGACTAGATAGTTTGGGATTTGAGACATTTGGTGAGAACTAACATCTAAAATTTCAAACTATAAAGGGGCTATTATGTCTACAACTAACATTTATCAACCAGGTTCATCTGATGTGAACACTGGTACTGGAACTCCCGCTGCTGACTTAAAACGTGACATTACACTTGATGTATTGCTTGCAAAAGAACGCCAAACTCGTTTCGCTGACCTTATCCGTGTTGACACGATTGGTGAAGGCGCATACGCAGGTGCTTTCATCGTTGAAGGTAAAGAAGACCGTGATGATGGTGCACTAGCAACATACCCAGCAGGTACTCAAGTCAAAGTGAACTCAGGTACACAAGACGAGATTATCATCCCACTTGACCGTCCACAGTACGAGTCTCGTAGAATTGACCGTTGGGACGAAGCCGTTGCACGTTACGACACACTTGCAATGAATGTTCGCCAACTTGGTACACGTCTTGCAAATGCTATTGACCGTAAAGTCTCAGCAGCTATTGAAGCAGCTTCAATCTCAACAGTAGACCTTGCAGGTAACAATGGTGTTTCTGTTGTTGTTAAAAATGATAAGCTTAACGGTGGTGCATCAGCAGTAGCTACAGCAGAACTAAAAGGTCGCGAGCTTATCGAGTCTATCTATGCAGGTATGGCACAGCTTGAGACTAACGACATCCATGACCCAGTATGGGTAGCAGTATCTCCTGAGAACTTCCAGTTCCTTCCACAGGCATTGACTATTGTATCTACGGATTACACTACCAACAACGGTGGACTAGATATTGGTGATGTTAAGATGGTTGGTGGTGCTACGGTATTCACAACAAACAACCTTCCTGCTACAACGGGTCTTGTTGCATTGATGTTCACATCAGAAGCAGCAGGTATGGTTAAACTATGGGACATCAAGATTGACATCAATCCTCAGCCTGAGTTCCTTAACGCTAAGCTTATCAACGCTTACTTCTCTAACGGTGTCGCTGCTCTTCGTAACCAGTGCGCTATCTCTATCAAGAACGTCTAAGTTCTTCGTGCCACTCACGCCTCCTCGTTGGGGTGGCACACTAGAGTTTATACAAAGGATAGATGATGCCGATGACATTACCTCAGAACTACGACACCACAAAGTTTACCCTTCAAGCTGTAAACGTCATGCTGCAAGCAATCAATGAGATACCTCTTGACGATGCAATAGACCTAGAGCATGTTGAAGAAGCTAAGATAGCGATGGCTGTTCTCGACGAGACCGCGATGGAAGTCCTTGCTGAGGGTTGGGACTTCAATACCGATGAAGGTTACGAGTTCCCACCTGACCAAGACGGGTTCATCAACATCCCTGCAACAGTGCTTGACATCAGTGCGAACAATGGTACGATACAGATGCGTGGGTGGAAGCTTTACGATACTGTTAAGCGCACTACGAAGTTCACAGAGATAGTTAAGTGTAATGTGAAGTGGAACCTTGAGTTCAATGAACTGACTCACCCTATCCGTAATTTTATTACACTACGCGCTGCACGTAAGTTCCAAGCACGTCAGGTCGGTGACCCGACCATGCATCGGGCTCTCTCACAAGAAGAGAGTGAAGCGTATCTCTCTGCACGTAGAAGTGAGACGATGACGGGCGGATTCAATATGCTCAACGGCTCGTACGGGCAAGACAACCTTGCGTACTAAGGATAACTGATGCCATTAGTAGTAAACAACCTTGAAAGCCTTTACAACGGTGTAAACCAACAGTCGGCTGAGTTCCGTTCATCTACTCAGGTAGAAGAGATGGTCAACGCTATGCCTACTATTGATAAGGGTCTATTGAAGCGGAACCCTACTGTAAAACAAGCTCTTGATTCTGCGTTTAACGTGGATGTGACAGATTGGCTCTACCATTACAGTCGTGATGAGCATAGTCAATATCTGTTTAGAATCATCCCTGGTACGGGACTAGAGATAGTGTCAGTAACGGACGGTGCTGTAGCAAGTGAACACAACGGTAAGATTGTTATGAGCAGTAACGCGTATATGAATTATATGATGTATCAATCTAGTGGCAAACCAAACTTTGCAGCAGTAACAATAAAAGACACTACTTTCATTGTCAATCGTGATATGGTGCCTAAGACACTTGCCGCAAGTACCCCTACAGCCAACATATATACTGCGTATATGTGGTTCAAGTCAGCGAATCCTAGTCACCCGTATACATACGAGATGCATATTAACGGTGATACGGTGACGGCTACGGGTAAGACAACCCTTGAAGCAGCTGAGAAAATGGTGACTGAGGTAAACAAGCTCCCCCTGATGCACGCATCAGCTATTGGTTCGATGGTCGAGATTGTTTCGACGATTGGCATTGCTACCTTCTCAGCAACCGACTCATACGGTAATCAGGCAAGTGAATCGGTCTTTAAAGAGGTCTCAACAACGGCTGACTTACCTCGTAATATGGGGTTTACGGGTGTCACAGTAAAGGTTGTCGGTACATCAGGTAATGATACAACAGGATATTGGTTGACATTCGACGGTCATACGTGGAAAGAAACTCAAGACCCTGGTAATATAGTCTCAATCGACCCTGCAACAATGCCGCACATTGTGGTGGATAACCATGACGGTACCTTCACAATCAAACAATACGAGTGGGGAGCGTCTACCGTAGGTGATGCTAAGACTTCACCTATGCCAAATTTTTTAGAGGGTTCAGAGGAGTATTCTTCTCCAATTAGAGACATCTTCTTCTTTAAGAACCGTATGGGTCTATTGACTGCTAATGGTATTGCGTTGTCTGAGGTTGGTTCTTATGGCAACTTCTTTAGAACCTCAGCCGTTACTGTCCTTGCATCAGACCCGATTGTCGCTATTGTCGACACGACAGCAGTTGTATCATTGGAGCACGCTGTTGCATTAGAGAACTCGATGTTGCTCTTTGCAGACAACCTTCAATTCTCTTTGCAAGGTGGCAAAGTCCTATCACCTAAAGATGTTCAAGTCGCTCAGGTCTCAAGCTACAATGCGAACATGAACATAAAACCTATCCTTGTCAACGATAAGGTCTTCTTTGTCTCTAAACGTGGTGCACACGCTGCGGTAATGCAGTATCAGGTTCGTACCAATGTCAACTCTTTAGAGGCGATTGACATTACTGCCCACGTGCAGAACTACATACCTGTCGATGTTGTGTCCTTGCAGGCGTCTAATGTTGATAATATGTTGTTTGTATTGTGTAAGGGTTCTAGGAACTTGCTCTATGTCTATAAGTATTACGACGAGAATGGGACTCGTGTGCAGTCTGCTTGGTTCAAGTGGGAGTACAACGGGTATATTCGTAACATCGCTGTGATGCGTGGTAAGCTCAATATGTTTATCGAACGTTCATCAAGTAAGGATGAGTCTGACTGGGTCGTTGGGTCAGGTCTATGGGACATGAATAAGTTGTGGGATATGCGTGATTTTTGGGTAATGAGCCCAACGTCATTGCACTACACATTCCAATTAGAACGCCAACCAGTCTCACCACTAGAGTATGCGAAAACAACCTTCACCGACTGTGATGGTGACAGCGATGCGGCAGACATTAGACTGGATGTTGCATTGGGTGAGTGGATATTCGCCAAGAAAGGTGTCAAAGACAATAATGGTCACCTTAAGATGAAGACCATAGAGGTCTCTGCGGAGCCTGAGTCATCATTCAACCTTGAGATTCTTGACATTAAACGTGGTAAGCTTAGAGAGATTATTGACAAATACGTCCTTGGTCGCAAGCCGATGGTGTACGGAGATTCTAGGAACGTTAGAATTAACATCGTTGACCATACGAGCAAGGGTCTCAGGATAAGCGCAATCACTTTAGAGGGTGCATTGACAAGACGAAACAAAACTTACTAGGAGTACAAGATGGCAACACAAAGAACAGTATACGAAGGTGCGGCTTTAGGGACGCGAACATTCCCGTCAACAAAACACATCGCATCGAAACGACACATGGCTTGTTTCTTGTTTGAGATTTCAACAAGTTCTTGGCAAGTCGTTCTAACAAACACTTACGAGCTAATCAATAATGCTCTTGTATTGGATGAGGTTGTCGATACTGCTAAGTATTCAAAGCTTGAGCTACGTTCTGCCGATAATGAGGATGAGCTTCTTGCAGCGGCAGGGTCTATTGATGCTATCGCAGCCGTGATAGCAGAGATTGAAGCCTTGGGTAGGATTGTTCCTGAACTTAAGATTGTTGCTCAACACGCGCCTGACCTTGAGACCCACATGAACAAGATTGACAACGATATTACCTCGTTTGCACACAACCTTGGTTCAGCGGTCGCTCAAGTCAAGGCAGCGAGTGCTTCGGCACAACTTACGGCACAAATAGCAGTGGATATTGACCAAGACCTTAAAGACGCGATTGCGTTGCGAGATTCGTTTGTGTCTATGCACCATGAGATTGATGTGTGGTACGTATCAACCCATAAAGACGCTGTGGACGTAGCTACGGCTAAGTCAGACGTAGAGGGTATCCAACGTCAAGTCGTTATTGAACTTGGTCACGCGTCAGACTCAGAAGTAGAGGCGGGTCACCACGCAACAGAAGCTCAGCATTGGGCGATAATGCCACACAATGTGCAAGTACCTGAGGGTGGCTCATCTGCACGCTCAGCCTTGCATTGGGCTGTTGAGGCTAAATCCGCAGCAACACCTGCGACAAACGCCCAAATCGAAGCGGGTTTAGATAACCACGCTGAGATTACTTCTCTTGGATTGAAGCACGGTTTCACTCATTTACTTGGACAGAGTTCACATACCTCAGGCGCAAGTGTTATTGTTAGAACACGACCCGATGGGACAATCGACCCGTCACTTATTCCTCATACAAAAGATACATTCTTGGGCATCTTCAAACCTACTGCGGCAACAGAGTACCCACCTACTGCGGCACTTCATAATGGTAACTATTTCGTTATCGAGGGTCTTGGGTTAGGTATTAACTATGAGTACACAGCAGGTGACCTTGTTGGCAAACGTGTTGCAGACCGTGACGAGTTGGTTTGGGACGGTACAATCTTCCACCTTATCGGTAAACCTGATATGAGCACTACAGATTTGGTACACTGGTCAGCGAAGGCATCAGCATCTCAAGCCTCTAACGCTAACTTGGATGATGTATTCGTAACACCTAAGACTATGCACACGGCATCTGACGCGATAATGGCTGCGTTTATGGGAGCACAAGCGTCAACAACTGGTGAGGTAAACAAGCTTGTGATGATACCTTCTACGGGTATCTTACCTGCGGGTATCCTACCGTTAGGTCTTGGTAATATTGAGACTTTACCTAAGGTCGCACTTACTGTCGATATGATTAGAGCGTGGAAGCCGTACGGGGTCTACTGTTCTCCTGATGTTCTTGCGGGTTCAGATGTGTTCTCAGATACACAGTTGCTTCTTGGCATAACCAATGCTTATAAAGAGATGATGTTCGTTCCTACAAGAGACCCGAATGTTGTTAAGGCATACGGTCTTGACGCATCGGGGCATCCTGTCGAGTGGATACTTGTTATCCCTAAAACAACAGCGGGTACGAAAGTGATGGCTGCGTTAGACGCTCCGAAGTTTTATAAATCTACATTGACTAAGGTGGTTTAAAATGGCAAAAGGTCTAACAGCATCGCAACAACAACTACTTGGAATATCAAGATGTGCGGGAACGTTACACCTTGAGTACCATAAGTTAAACAGCACTACGTACCAACTTCTTGGTAGAGAGATTAGTCTTGATGAGCACGGTAACACACTGACTACAACTACTATCATTGACACCTTCAACCGACCTGCGGCACATGGCAAAGAACATGCGGCAGAACATCCTACGGGAACTTTCACTGTGACAAAAGAGTTCTATCATTGGGTAGAACCTGCTTGGGTTATCGACGCGAGCAAGACTCAAACACGTGTTGAGGTGAAACACATCCCTGCAAGTAAGTGGGTACCTAATCATCTTGTTAATCCGACCGCTTACACGAGACACACGTTTGTCGCCTCTTGGGACACAGTTCATTTCGTTTGGCATTATGCTGAGCATGTTGGTGCTCTTGTTGCGAAGCCTCATAAGGCTGACACGTATCACAAACAGTTGCACGATGATACAAAATATGACAAACATACGTACACGTACGCTTGGGATGGTAACGGTCATTGGGTTGAGCACCATACGACAACTGGTGTGGTCTCTCTTGGGCATCCACTCCTCTATGTGTATGACCATAAGGTAGACGACACGTTGCATCAAAAGATGAGTGAGCGTTGGGTGTGGGACGCGACGTTACGCCGATTTGACAAAGTATATTCTGAACATATCTCGTATCCTCGTAGTACATCCCCTGCTGAGAATGATAAAGTGTGGGTACCTAAAGTGGGTCATCCTCAGACTATGAAGCGTTGGGAAGTGCATCACGTTTGGAAAACCGCTCCTGATTGGGAATGGGTTAGAGAGGATATTGACCAGCATACAGATAGGACACATCCTAACAACGCTTACGGGTGGATTGTGAGCGGGTACACAGCTAAACTGCATAGCTATACATACACTTTCAATAAAAATGGTAATGATGCGACACAATGGGTTGAGATAGACAGGGTTATCAACACTATCTTTGCCTCAGGTACGAACAGCTCCGTGCGCTACAACGTAAACTCTCACGGTGTTGCAAGTACGTCTGAGTCACATTTGAAAACTATAAACTGGACGTTTGATAAAGTTGGAGCCCAGTGGACGAGCACAACAACATACACGGCTAAGCATGATGTTACTCAACGCGCAACGGTGGGTAACGGTGACCACGTAGACTTGACTAGGTTTGCGTTGTCTGTCAAAAAATTCAGTAGGAATTTGGATATTGTATTGACTATAAACTCGGGTACCGTCGTTGGTAACGCTGTTGTGAACAAACTACCTACGGGTGAGGGTAAGTTCACAATCATAAACAATGGCGAAATACAGGGTGCTGGCGGTACCTCAGGAGCCGCAGGTAAAGACGCTCTTACCCTGCACAGCGACATACATCTTGTAAACAATGGTCATATTCGTGGCGGTGGTGGTGGCGGTGGTAAAGGCAAAAATGGTGGGGATCATACAGCATACTGGTTCATAACTATATCTATAAACAGCAGCGTTATGGCTAACAATGGGGTAATGGTGTACTATACTCGTCTCTATACTGGCAGCGGAAATAGTCCTTTAGCAATCAAAGACGCTACAGGAAAAGTAACAATAGTGGGTGAGGCTAGAACATCTAATTGTGGTTCAAGACCGGGATGTACAACACAGAGAACTAGAACTAAATCATCGGTAGCTAATTTTGCTACTCCATCTATACACCATACAGGTGGCGTAGGTGGAGCAGGTGGTCGAGGACAAGGTTATAAAAACCTTCCGTCATTAGATGGTTCCAATGGTGGATTATCCCACCCACATGGCGGTCATAATGGTGGTAAAGGTGGTCACGGTGGTAATTGGGGTAAAGCAGGTGTAACACCGTATGCTGGTGGTAACGGTGGAGCCCTCGGTCATTCCATAAGAGGCAAATCACATATCATAACCTCAGGGTCAAAAATTGGACACGTCGATGGCGTTCCAGTATAATTCATAAAAGGAAAAGAAAATGCCGAGTTTAAATAAAGTACAATGGACACCACTACAGGATTTAGTATCGACGGGTCAAACCGTCTCTGATGCGTTTAATGACGCTTTCGGGAAAGTCGATGACATCATCGATACCGTTGAGATTGAGAAAGCGAAATTAGATTTAATCACCGTTCCCACTGGTGGTGCGAACTTAGGCACTCTTGTTACAGACCTTAGTGCGCTTAAAGAAAATAGTAAGTTCTTCACATATCATGAAGTCGGCGGTGCTGTGACTGTGCCTTACGCTGAGTTGTCAGGAATTATCAAGTTGTCACCTACGGGTCGTATTTCTACAGATGCAGCGTATGTGCCAACCGACCCCAACGACCTTGTCGATAAGAAGTTCATTGAGGCACATACTGCGACGATTGCTCTCAACGACGCAGGAGTTAAACTTGCGTATGAGAACAATGGTAATACCAACGCGTTCACAGATGCGATGAAGCTCAAGCTTGCGGGTCTTGTGGGTACGCTGTTTAGAGGCGCCTTCAAGACAATGGACGCTCTTGAGACTGCTAATCCAACGGCTGATTCGGGTGCGTATGCATACATCTCTGTGGTGGGTTCTCCTGAGTCTCTTGTTATTTGGGACGATACTAACAACCATTGGCGTGAAACAGACTCATCTGCGGCTAAGCACGTGCTTGATGAGGCTGATATTTTAAGACTATTCTTACTGAACCCTAATACAAACGCACTTACTGATGCGATGAAAGCAAAGCTTGACAACATCACTATTGCTTCGGGTGTTGACTTGGTTGCTATGCAAGCGAGTGTCGCTGCGATGTATTCTTACACTCAGGTCGATGGGTTACTATCTGCCAAGGTTGACAAGATACTTGGTAAAGAGTTATCGACTAACGACTTTACTGATGGAGACAAAGCAAAAGTAGACGCACTTACGGGTTCAGGTACCATCGACCTCGCTACGGTAGTTCACCAACACACGTTGGATGCAGCACTTGCATTGAAAGTGGACAAAGTAAACGGTATGGGTCTTTCAGCAAACGACTTTACTGACACGCTCAAAACTAAACTTGATGGATTATCGGGCACTGGTGGCACTGGTGGTACGGGACTAAGTCCTGCTGACCAAGAGAAGCTTGACCACCTTACAGCGACGAAAGACCTTAACCTTGACAACCTTGCTCACGATGTGGATGTGGTTGTACAGCGCACGAGAGGTATCGACGCGGTTACGGGTATTGCAACTGACCCTGACTATGATAATAAGCAAGACCACATTGAGGTAGCAGTACCGATGAGTCTGCAAGTACAGCAGCAAATCCCTGCATTACCTGCGGTTGCTCTAGCGAGTAAGCAGTTTATGACAATCGGTTCAGTATTTGCGATGATGACCCAACTACAGTCGAAGACCATGATGGACAAAGGTTCTATCACAAACATCAACGCAATCGTTGAGACAGGCATTTACGAAGGCACTGACGTTGTGAACTCTCCGATTACGGGTGAGATTATGGTCATGGCTAATAAAGACGCTCACGGTGACTTTGCCTTCTTCTTAATGGGCGATGACAGAACAATGCACACTGGAGGCAAGAAAGTTGGCGGACAAGTCGGTTGGCAACAAGTCAAGCATCATGTACAAACAACTGGAGAGATTCAAGTCAAAACAGCAGGTGGTTTTACTACTATTCAGACTAACACCTTCACTAACATCTCAGGCACAGTAGACCTTCAAGATGGAAAAGAACACGTTGTTACTTTCGTAATGGCTACAGGTGAGACTGACATTCCCAATGGTGACCCTGCTTGGGGTTACATCCTGCCTCACGTTGCAGATGCTACAGGACAACCCACGCGTATGAAGATGGGTTCAGCCTCTAATCCTCTCGGTGGAACACCTAACGGCACATTGAAATTGTGGATAGACAAGGGTGCTCTAGTCTCAATTAAAAAGACCGACCCTGCAAATATTGAGAGTGAGTGGCAAG